CATGAGGTTCGTATTATTGAGATATTTCAAACACTTAGTGCTAACCGAAGAAAAGGAATGTTATGATTGATCATCCATTTTTAATATTGCAGCACCTGATTAAGAACTATTCAGAGGCTTGTAATAATCAGGATTATGTTGCAGCGTATCAAATAGCAGTCGATATTACAGATCAAGCACAGAAACTAGAGGATTTTGCTCAAGAATTAGCTAATGACTAAAGCACAGAAAGCACATTACGACAAAATTGCACGATTAGGTTGCAGTTTATGTCGATTTGTCTTAAAGATTGAAGATACACCGACTGAAATTCATCATATTCGTAGGGCTGGCAAGCGAGTAGATGCACCTGTAATAGGTTTATGCCCAATACATCATCGAGGTAGTAATACTGGAGTGCATGGACTTGGCAGAAAAGGATTTGAGGAGTTGTATTCAACAACGGAAGAAGAATTATTAGAATTGACATTGGCTATATTATGATAACAATACCTTGGCCACCCAAAGAACTTAATCCAAATAACTGTAGTCATTATCACGAAAAAGCTAAGAAGAAGTCTATTTACAAAGATATTTGCTATTGGACTACAAAAGAGGCTAATATACCAAAAGGTGATTACTCAGAGCTAAGTATTGTCTTTTACAAACCGAATCGTAGATGGATGGACTTGGATAATATGTTAGCAAGCATTAAAAGTGGTCTAGATGGTATGTGCTTGGCTCTTGAAATTGATGATAGGTGCTTTACAAAAATAACAATAGAAATACATAAAGATATTTGTGGATTGATAAAAATTGAGTTAAAATAGTAAAAAGGGGGGTATTTATGGAACAAATGGCACTTTTCTTAGTTACTTTGCTACATTCAGGGACTAATACCCATCTTCAGCATTGGACAACTAAATCCTACGCACAACACAAAACTCTTGGTAAATTCTACGAAAACATTGTTGAATTAACAGATCAGTTAGCTGAGGCATACTTTGGATGCTACGGACAAATAACTAAGTTTCCTGACACTTATCACTTACCTAGAGGTGAACCTTTAGCATACCTACAGTCATTACAGAAGTTTGTAAAAGATGCAAGAGACGATCTACCATCAGACTCTGAAATTGTGCAATTAATTGATAACATTTCACAAGAGATCGACACGACAATTTACTTATTAAAGTTTAAAGGTTAATATGCCACTTATAAAATCATCTAGTTCTAAAGCTGTAGGCGAAAACTACAAAAAAGAAATGGAATCAGGTAAGCCTAAAAAACAAGCATTGGCGATTGCATTATCTGTGCAACGAAAAGAGGCAACAGGTAAGCGTAAAAAGACATTAGAAGATGCATATGCGAGGCATATAGAAGAAAATGCCTAGTCGTAGAGAACAAATTGAGGATGCAATAGATAAGCATGATAAGCCTATATCAAAGACTACAACTGGAAAGGGTAAGCATTATCTACCTACAGAACAGGGTGCAGGGATGACAAAAGCTGGTCGAGAGGCATACAATCGTAAGAACAATGCTAATTTACAAGCACCACAAAAGAGTGGAAAGAGGCACGATAGTTTCTGTGCAAGGATGCAAGGAGTAGTAGACAACTCAAAAGGTGATGCACCAAGAGCCAAAGCAAGTTTAAAACGATGGGGATGCTAATGAAAAACGGACTTTATTCCAATATTCACCAAAAAAGAGAACGAATAGCAAAAGGTTCTGGCGAAAAGATGAACAAGGTAGGCTCAAAGGATGCACCTACTGCTAAAGACTTTAAAGAGTCAGCTAAAACTGCTAGACGAACAACAATTGAAGATGCTTACGATAGGCTCATGAAATGAAACACATGACGAGAGAATATAAGAAAGAGGATGCTTTACTAAGGCCAAATAAAGAATCTACGCTTGAGAAGAAACAAAAAGAAAAAATCATGCGTAAAGAAAAGATAACAAAAGCATTTAATAAGATAGTAAAAGACCCATTCTGATGGCTGAGAACGAAACCCTTGCCGAATTGTTGCGTAGGAGAGGCGAGCAACTTATTAACTTGCCTACTGAGGCTACTAGGTTTTTAACTGATCCACAAGCATTTGCTAAGTTGTTAGGAATTGATCCTAATCAACGATTAAGTGGGTTTAGTTCAGGATTTTCAGGAGTGCCACAAAAACCTCCTAGTGACATTGGGGTAGTTGATCCACGCAACAGAGAATACTCAAAAGGTTATGAATCTGGCGAACAAGCTAGTGTAATGACTGGATTAGCATTACCATTAGCACCTTTAGCAAAACCAGTAGGCAAAGCCCTAGGTAAACAAGCGTATCAAATGACTGAAGATATGTTGGCTAAACAAGGTTTAATGCCTAGTATTGTGCCTAGACAATCTCAATTTGTGCCTAATGTTGAAGCTGGTCAAGAAATGATAGTTAAACATAACTTAACTCCTGAAAAGTTAATGGCTGCTGATCGACTAGGTGCTATGCCTGTACCATCTTTAGGTATAACTAAAACAAAATATGACGATCCATTAAGTGCATTTGGTGATATTACTCTTGTTGGTGGTAAAGAAATGGCAATACCATCAAGAGCCAATCCTGTTTACTCTGCTGATGCTTACACAGTACGCAGACCTGACATATACACAAAAACAGATGAAAAAGCTAATAAGTTTTTACGAGCAAAACTATCAGAACCTTATGGTGCATTAGCAAAAGAATCAGATGTAATAGGTGAGATAAGTGGTACTTTGCAAAACTTAGACCGAAATTTAGAAAATTCTACACTTTTAAAAACAAAATATTTAGAAAGTCAGGGATTATTACCTAATCCAACTGATTTTAAAACTGCTAGAGAATTTCGTATGGCAGTAAGAAATCAATTTGACCAATTACCACAAGAAGAATTAACAAAGTTTTACGATTGGCAACCTGATTACATTGCACAATTACGAGATGAAGCAACACAAGCTGGAGGAACAATCACAGACCAGTTATTTAGAGGTCGATCACCAACAGGTAAAGAATTATACAAACCAGCTACTGTTGAAAACATTGTTAAAGAGATGGCAAACAAAAAGCCTGGCGATGAGGGTAATTTTTACACAGCAGGAAGTTTGCGTGGCAAGTTAGTGCCAAAATTAAAAAATGAACGAGATATTCAAAAAAGTAGAGATAAAATCATCTCAAACTCTGCATTTGAAGCATTTAAAGATGACATATCGAATACACACAACAAATTAAATTCTGAATTAAATCGTTTCTTAGTTGAAAACAAGAGTGGAGTTGATGCAAATGCTTTGCTAGAAGAAATAGCAATGGGTACTACTAATAAATACGAATACAGTAGAGAATTGGCTAAAAAAGTACCTCAAGACCTTAAAGATAGAATTGCAGCATACGCTAAAGAGTTAAAAGAAGCACCTACAGGTTACTTTGAGATTAAACCTAAACGAGCAATAGGTATTGGTGAATTTAAAGGTGCTATCGTTCCATCTGATGTATCACCTAAAACTATGTCAATCCTTGAAAAGAATGGTATTAAAGAGATTTACAAGTATTCCAATATAGACGAACGCAAATCATTGATACAGAAATTTGGTAAAGAGATGTTTGCTGGTGTACCTATTATAGGATTAAGTCGTAAAGAACAGTTAGAAGAACAATTCAACAACATTAAAAAATAGTGTTAAAATAAAACCATTATAAATCAACTACTTGAGAATATATGGATAAAAAACTGACGAAAACTGACGATGTAAGGTTAAAAAACCTTAGTAGAGCAGGCAGACCAGCAGGAATACCTAATAGAAGCACTACGCTTGCACGAGAAGCGATTGCTGGATTTGTTGATGCTAATGCTCACAAAATGCAAGAGTGGCTAGAAAAGGTCGCTAATGGTGTCCAAACAGATGATGGTAAATGGGTAGTACCTCCATCACCTGATAAAGCGTTTACTATGCTACAACAAGTTATGGAGTATCACCTACCTAAACTTGCTAGACAAGAAGTAGTAGGAGACGAGGCAAAGCCAATCCACTATAGGTTTTCATGGAAGAAGTAGTCGAGATAGAACTAGATTACAGTCCTAGAACTGTATTCGAGGGATTTCACGATAGAACAGAGAGATGGGCAGTTATAGTCGCACATAGAAGATGTGGAAAGACTGTGGCTGTACTCAATGACACCATCTATAGAGCATTGACTGAAAACAAAGAGAATGGTCAATATGGGTATATTGCTCCGTACTACTCACAAGCTAAGTCTATTGCCTGGTCATACTTATTACGCTTTAGTGAACCTGTACGCAAGACTGCTAATCAATCTGAATTATGGGTAGAACTGATTAATGGTTCAAAGATACGACTATTTGGTGGTGACAATCCAGACGCACTCAGGGGAAATTACTTAGATGGGGTAGTTTTAGATGAGATGGCAGATATGAAACCTAATCTTTGGGGTCAAATTGTCAGGCCGTTACTTTCTGACAGATTGGGCTGGGCAACCTTTATAGGTACACCTAAAGGACACAATGGATTCTATGACATCTTTAGCAAGGCAGAGCAGCAAGATAACTGGTATGTGAAAGTCCTACGAGCAAGTCAAACAGGGATATTACCTAGAGACGAGTTAGACGATGCAAGGTCTATGATGACAGAAGATCAGTATGAGGCTGAGTTCGAGTGTAATTTCGAAAGTGCAATCCTTGGGGCATATTTTGGAGTACAAATGCGACAGATAATGGATGAAAGTAGGATTACTAATGTTGAATACGATCCATTGTTTCCTTGTCATACTTCTTGGGACTTAGGGTATTCAGATGATACTGCAATCTTTTGGTTTCAAGCTGTACATGGTGAGATACGAGTCTTAGACTATCACTCAAGTAATGGTGAGAACATTGACTATTATACGAACTTAATCAAGTCTAAACAATTAGAATATGGGTATAAATATGGTACTCATTGGTTGCCTCATGATGCTAGAGCAAAGACACTTAGTAGTGGTGGTAAGTCAGTTATTGAGCAAATAGCCACTAAAATACCTATTGAAACGCTTAAAATAGTACCTAATCTATCATTACAAGATGGAATACAAGCATCAAGGATGGCATTACAAAGGGCTTGGTTTGACACTAAATGTCAAGAA